TGGAGGTAAGAAAACCTATGAAACTGAATCGTGATAGTATTGTTGAAGCTGGTCGTGAAGTGATTAAGACGGTCATTGAAACCAAGTTTCCATTTGTATTCTTTAGGGCATTTGCTGACGAGGGTTCTGATGCTGATAACAAGCAAGACAATAAGGGTGGTGAGGGTGATGAATCCTCTAAGTCTGCGCCAGTTATCAACTATGAAGACTTGATTGCAAAGGCTCGTAAAGAAGAGAAGGATAAGCAGTATAAGAAGATCAAGAAGTTAGAAGAGGACATTTCATCTTTGACTAATGGACACAACAATGACCTTCTGACTATTGCCAACCTTCAACAACAACTTAAAGCTGCGGAGGAAAAGCTGACTAAGACCAACTCTGGTGATTCCGAAGCTGTTCAAACCTTGAAGTCCCAGATTTCTAATCTTGAAAAAGAGAAGAAGGAACTTGAAGATAAGGTTGCAGCTTATGAGAAGAATCCACCAGCGTCCCAAGAGGACATTGAGAAGAAAGTTCGCGCCGAACTTGAAACCGAGTACAAGGTAAAGAACTATCGTATCACTAAGTTGGCAGAGTTTAGCGATCAGATTCTTGTTCCAGAACTTGTTGTTGGTGATACCGAAGAGGAAATTGACAAGTCTATTACTGCTGCTATTGAGCGTAGTAATCAGATTCGTAAGTCTCTGGGTGTCAAGGATGGTGAGAAGAAGCGTACTACTCCTAAGTCCAATCCAAGTGTTTCTGGTGCGCAAGACCATACTGCTGATTTCGAGCGTCTTGCTACTATGGATGTTCGCAGTAAGGAGTATAGGGAACTCCGCGAAAAGTTGGGTCTTCGCTAAATAGATTCATCAATATAATAAGGAGGAATAACAAGATGAAGAAGTTTCTGGCTATGATTCTTTCTTTTATGTCCACTATTTTTCATCTGACCGCGTATGCTGACACGAACGCCGTTACGGTTGCTACTCCACAAGGCGCAGTTAATGGTGGTACTCTGATGAGTGACGCCATCCGTATGGTGTATTCGCGTGAGATTGAGTTCAAGGCTCTTCCCATCATGCGCTTTAGTCAGTTTGCTACTGTTAAGACTGAACTGGGTGTTACTCCGGGTCTGACCATTTCCATGCTGACTTACGATAATTTGAAGCTGGGTGGCGCTCTCGAAGAAATGAAGGACATGAACACCCAAGCCCTGTCTGGTTCGATGAAGCAAATTACTGTGCAAGAGCATGGTAATGCTGTGTCGAACTCTGAATTGCTGATTCAGTCTTCTTTCGATGACATTATGGCTACCACCACCACTCTGCTGGGTCGTGACTATGCTCTTGTCATGGACTGTGAACTGCGTGATGTTGCTCTGTCTGGTACTAACATTGTTTATGGTGGTAGGAAGAACGCTCGTACTGCTGTTACTGCCAGTGATAAGCTGGATGTTGCCGCTATTAAGGATGCTATTGAAATTCTGGCTACCAACAATGCTCCTAAGTATCAAAATCTGTATTGGATTTGCTTTGTCCATCCACATCAGAGCCGTGATCTGCGGGATGATAGTGCTTGGATTAATGCGTCCAATTATGGTGCGCCAGAGCGTATGTTCACTGGTGAGATTGGTCGTATTGATGACACCCGTTTCATTGAGACCACCCTGATGTGTAATGGTGGTGCTGCTGTTACCGACCCGTCCTATAAGGCTGTGTTGAAGAGTGGTACTGCTGGCAATCAGACCGACATCTATCAAGCTGTTATCTTTGGCGATCAGTATTTCGGTATCGCTTGGTCTCTGCCAGTTGAACTGCGTGATAATGGCACCGAAGACTTTGGTCGTAAGCGTTCTCTCGCTTGGTATGCCATTTGGGGTACTGGTCTGCTGCATAATGACTACGGTGTTGTCATTGAAACTGCGTAAGGAGGTACAAGTAGTATGAGCGAGAAGTTTAATGCACTTAAAAAGGCTGTGTTTTATGCTCAGCAAAAGCCAGAGGTTCTTGCAAGTTATCTCGCTGACGCTATTTCTGATGTAGTTTCTTCTGTCGTTATATCTGGTGCTGATTCTATTAAGACACCCGCTGGTGGTTCTTCCGTGACCTCTACTTACTCTGCTGCTGTGCTTAGTCAGTATGGTGATGTCATGGCTGGACAGTCAGTTAGCTTTTCTCTGAAAGCTGCTGTTACTGGTGTTAGTGTTGATAGTTCTACTGGTGTAGTGACAGTTGCTAACACTGTTACCGCAGAGGCATTTACTATTGTTGCCACTTGTAGTGGAAAGTCTGCTGAAAAGACTGTTGTTCTTCTGGTTCCAACGACTATTACTGTCGATGGTGCAGCCAGCATTGAAGTTCCAAGTGGTGATGATGCTAATACTGCTGATTATACCGCAGAGGTGTTCGATCAGAATGGTGATAAGTTCACTTCTCCAACTGTCACCTATGCTCTTAAATCCGCTGTTACTGGTGTGTCTGTGTCTGGTAATACAGTTAGTGTCGGTAAGACCGCGACTGATGAGAGTTTCATTCTTGTTGCTACTTGTGGTGGTGCTTCTGTTGAAAAGACTGTTGCGCTTACTACTGAATAGTATGAAGCACGGGAAGACAGTCACTTTAGATTGTCTTCCCATATAAAGTTTAAGGAGGTAATTATTATGGCAGTTCGTAAGAAGAATACTACTGTTGAAGTTGTCGAAGAACAGAATGTTGAAGTAATGGAGCCTGTTGTTGAAGAAGTCGTTGAGGAAGAGAAGAAGACTGTTCCAGATAATCCCACTGATGTGGTGATTGATACTGAAAGTCTGAAAGTTGATGAGAGCAAGATTCCAGAGGATATTGATAAGAATGTCCGTATTAGAATGAGGACTGACCATCACTGTGTTGTCGCTATGCAGCGTTATGATCTGAAAGCGGGGCAGTGTTATAATGTTCCTGTGAACGTGAAAGAAATTCTGAATCGTGCTGGTCTACTTGCTCCACTGTAATGGAGGGATTTTAAATGTTGTTGACTGTTGATGATATGGTAGCACTGATTAGAAGCAGTGTTAATGTTCAAGTTCCGTCTGTTGATGGGGAAGGAAATATTATCACCACCACTGACAGTGCCTACCTAACCATGACAGACGATGACATTAAACTCTTTATAAAGCTGGGCGTTTCCAGAGCCTATCCAGATGTTGAGGATTTAGCTGATCTTCCTGATGGTTCAGAGTTCGCCGTTGTTTTGTTAGCGAAGATAGAACTGTATCTGAAACTTGCGGTTCTTCAAGCTAACAAAGTTGATATGGGTGCTGACAATAATAACTATCTCAAACAAGGTCAACGCTTTGAGCATTATATGAAACTTGCCGAAGATGGTAAAGCACAATATGATGACTGGCTTGAAAATGAAAGTGCGGGAAGTAATACTGTCAGTAGTTTCGATGTTCTTTTAAGTAATCGACATTACACTAAGCGGAATTATGAAAAGCAGCCAACACCAAAAGTAAAAGTGTACTTGGATGATATTACAAG